CCCATATTGTTGGTAAAGTGAACTTTATAAGTACCAGTAGCCTCATCTGATATTGAACTACAATTATGACTATCTCTGAAATCTGGTGTTCCAGTGCCATTCCATAACGCCCAAGCCTTGGCTGTGAATTGGCTGAGTCCTCTGCCGTCTGCTGTTAGTTTTAATCGCTCTGTACCATTAGACTTAGCTAAAAATATTGGAAGTGTGTTATTCTGATTCGGTGAATCAACCATCAAACCCATTCCATCGCTAGAATGAGTTGTTGTTACTTGACACGCCCATTTACCACCCGTTGCTGTTTCAACATCAAGAATTGCGTCACCTGACGGGGATGCGCCAATACCCACATATTCATTAGCATCAATAGTAATAGCTGTGGCATCTGCACTACTTACAATCCCATCTACACCGCCTGCGGGAACAGTCTGCCAAGAACAAGTACCATCACCATCCTCTCTTAGGAATTTTGTACCGCCTGTTTCGCCAGTGGATTTCACCTCTGTGCCTTCTGAGGCTTTAGCATCAAGCTGCGTTTGGATTGCCGAGGTTACGCCTGATAAATATCCTAGTTCGGTTTGAGTAGCGTCACCAACAGCGTTTGTGATGGTTATTTTCTTGCTCGTTCCGCCGTCATTAACGACTAATTCCTCTGCGCCATCTGGCGAGGTTAATGCTGTTAATTCGCTTATTTTTTTGTCTGCCATTAGCTATCTCGCTTCCACATGTAAACTGTGATGTAAGGTTGTAAATTGTTGTGCGCGGCGTTTCCACCCGTTGAGCTTGTAGTTATGTTTCCTGTATCACCACCACCAGAAGCTATGTTTGGATTGCCGTCTGTACTATCACCAGCGTTAATATTGGTATCGTGAGTATGTGCTGGCATTTCAGATACGCTTAATTGGTGGGTTTTCGCACCGCCCGTTTCGCCGATAGAATCAAATTCACTTTGTGTTGAATCCAAGCCGACTAACACACGCCCAGCACCAAACGCTGACCAGCTACCAAAGCCAAGCAAAGTATTTGGATTGGCTGAATTAGAGGCGTTCATATAAATTGAGCCGACCGGATAAGCGCCTTGGATATTCTCCAATAATGACGATTTACCAGCCAATAGATTGATCTCTGCGGTAGTTGCTGTTACGCCATCAAGTTTGTTGATTTCTTCATCACTAGCGGTAATATTGGCATCAACATTTGGGAAACGCGATGCCAGCATCATGCCGAGATTTGCGGAACTTAATGAACCGACCTCTATCCAAGATGAATCAGCACCATTCCTGATTTTAAGGTTTCCAGATGTAGTATCTGCCCATAGTTGATGGGCATGAGTAGTGCTTGGCTCGGTTGCGCCTGAGTTAGCCGTTGCTATGGCTTGTAGCGCATTATTTAAATCTGCTCTAACGGCAGAGCCAGAAGCGTTGTCAATTATATAATCATGTTGTGCCATTAGGCGGCTCTCCCATATCCAGTAGCCATCCAGTTAAATGGTTTGGCTACGTTATTGCTTGCATTATTATCATGTATTACTATGTCAAATCCCGTTGGTGATTCGTTTGAAATCTCCCAATACTGTGAATCATCTAAGTCATTTGCCGTAATTCCAAGATGCGGAGTTGCTTTAAATGCCTTGTCATAAGTAATCGTTATTGTACCAGAAGCCGAAGATGTTGCCGACCCCCTTGTATTTCTATCAGGCATATCTACTTGCACTTCAAGTGTGCTAATATCGATATTACGGCTAGAATCCGTTGAGTTAAAGATAACTCTAAATTCAAAACCACGCGCATGATAATCACCAATTACAAGCGGTTGCCACACTGTCCATGTTGGAGAGCCAGTTGTATCATCCTCTGTGGTTCTTATCTGTATCTCAGCCGTTACCTTATCACTAGGCTCGCCATCAAAGTTACCCCAAGTATCTATAAAATCTGCCCTATTATCAATTAAATCTGATGCCACGAATCCAGAAGATGCCATATTAGTTGAAACTCTAGATGTAAATACGTCACCCAAATCCAGTGAGTTTGCAAAATAGTATTCTCCATACGATTCTATAACGCCAGTTTGTGTAATCTCTGTTTCTAACTTTTCTCCAGCCTCAGTGAGAATAGAAAACCCATCCTCTGTAAGAATAAGATTTGGCAAACCATCCAATCTAAGAACTGAGCCAGATACGATAACATCTTCTTTAGCACCAGTAAATGTCGGCGATTCAGTTATTGTAGATACAACATTAAAATCAAGAATATTAGGAACATTCGTAATCGCTCTAGTGTCATCTGTTGAGAAATTACCAGCAGAATCAACCGCCTTAATCATATATGTGCCAGATAATAGAGGCAATACAGCATTAGTAGCCGTTCCAGCTAATGATTTACCAATATCAACACCAGAATCCCAAGTAGCACCCGTTGTCAATCGTGAGTGTCTAATTCTTAAATACCCACCGTGTATAACATCTAAGTCTGGACTTCTATCCCATTGTAAATGAGCAGAACCGTCAATTGCCCTGACTGAGAAATTATCAATTGAGACTGGTGGCGCTGTTAATCCAGCTAATGGTGTTGTTACTGTGGTTGTATAAGCTGACCTAACTCCGACAGTATTTACTGAGCGAACTCTAAAAGTAAAATTGCCCGCAAATAGATTATTAACCTCTGCTGTGGTTTGCCTTGTTGTGGTTACAAATATATAACCATTAGACTCGTGCTGGTATTCCACTTCATAGTGCGTCACAAAAGCATCTGCTGGTGCTGTCCATGATAGGTTGGCTCTTACTTGTGCGCCTTGAGATGTGTTAGTTGTATATAGTTCTTCGCTAACTGTTAGGTCGGTTGGTGAGCCAGCAATTGTTACATCTGGCAAATTAGTATCTGGCGATGTATCTGAAACATTAATAGTGCCGAAATCGTATGACTCTTCATCATACTCAATACAAGAAACCCTAACCTCATCGTTATTCTTTAATGCTAATCTCATTACGCGGAACTTCTTACCAAGTCCGGTGTTTAATGAATCCCAGCCTGTGGTGGCGTGTTTAATGTAAACAACATCTCCAACCTCTGCTCTAAGAGCCTCAATAGTAGCTGTAAAATCGCAAGCTAACTGTTGTCTTGACTGATTGATATTAATAGTTGTAATCATCTTCGCACGGTCAATATCTGACGTGAAAGGCAGGTCAATCATCTTCTCAAGTAATACACCGTTATCTTGGGTTCTTAATATTGGCGAATCTATAACAGCTAAATCGTTCTGCCATTGTCTATTCGGATTAAAGAAGTTAGCACGAATGCGATTAAACTGATTTTTCTTATTACCTAGATTAATTGTCCACTGACCAACGATATTATCTTCACTGAAAGTAAAATTAGCCGTTTCAGCCTTATCTATTATTAACTTATACTTACCCCCAGAAAAGATAAGAAAGCCTCTACAAGACGTTAATAGGCGGTTTAAAACATCCATACTGCCCATTGAAGTATCAACAACGCCGTTACAAGTATATCTCTCCTTTGAAACGCCACCAATAGTAACTGTTTCCTCGCAGAAGTTCGCAGCAGAATTAAAAGAAGTATCATCAATCAATGAGGCTGAAATTCCTCTGCCGTACCTTGTATTTGTTAAGTAATCACGAATACATAGCGCAGGATTATCTGACCACGCTGTTGTTGCTGTGCGTGGGTCATAGACTTTAACGCCCTTTATATCAGCAGTGATTGTTGGTAATCCATTAGAGTACGCATCTTGGTCGTACTTCATCTTGGCATAAACGTATGCTGTGCCTTGTAGTCTGTGGTTTGTTGTCCAGTTAGCAACATCTGCCACTAGATTGCTATCTGCCGTCTGTGTAGTTGAGCCATTATGTGTATATACATCAAGTACGCCCGAGAAGCGTGAATCAGTTGAAAGTACATCATTGATATAAACATTCTCAAATGAATTAACCTCGCCCTCAGACATGGCTATGACAACGTGTAAGAACTCATTATTAGAGCCAGTTGATTCCATTAATACACGAGTACCGCCAACCTTTCTTAATCCATATACAACGGGAATCGGTGCATCATTAGAGGCTTTATTTAGTAATAGACCTCTAGCTTCTGCTGCTGCCTTTTCTGCCTCGTATTCTGCTACTTCTTTGGCTACATATCCAGATACAAGAACTGCTGCGGTTGTGGATACCCACGCTGCGGCTGCTGGAGCAACAAAGCCAACTAAAGCAACTGTTGCAACATAAGCAAGCGCAGATAAGAAGCCTCTCAATTCGTCTTTAAATGCCATTACGATTTACCCCACTTAATATCTTTCACAATCTCAGATGAAAACTCAAATCCTTTATCGCCTTCAAAATGAATAATATTCTCTTCGTGATTGGTGTGCCTACCTGTCATCCTTGTGAAATCAACCCAAGTATTAGTAGCATTGATTGATAGTATAGATTCACCGCCGTCTGGATTTTCATTAATTGTTGGAGAGTCCATACGCCCCTCAAATATCAATACTGGGTCAACTATTAAGTCCTCAGA